GTCTGTGTGGGAGATGAGACTGCTGTAGTCAAGAACAGCCTGCCCGGACAGAAAGTCAAGTTCTCGGTGAATAAAGTGCGCAAAGGGAAGGCGGAAGGAAGGCTTTTGGAGGTGACGGAAAAGTCACCTCTGGAAACCGGCCGGACGTGTTCCCTTTTTGGGTTGTGCGGCGGATGTACCTATCTGTCTCTTCCTTACGAAGAACAGCTGAAAGTCAAGGAGGAACAGGTAAAACGCCTGCTGGACAGTGTGTTAAACAAGCAGGAGGAAGCCTGGGCTTTTGAGGGCATCAAGGGCAGCCCGAAGGCTTATGAATACCGTAATAAGATGGAATTTTCCTTCGGAGACGAGTACAAGGACGGACCGCTGGCGCTGGGCATGCATAAGAGAGGCAGCTTCTACGATATAGTGACCGTAGCGGACTGTGAGATCGTGGATGCGGATTACCGCCTGATCTTACAGACAGTGAGAGATTACTTTGCCCGGGTGAAGGTAAGCTTTTTCCACAGAATGAGCCATGAGGGGTACTTACGTCACCTGCTGGTACGTAAGGCATCCCGCACCGGAGAGATTCTGGTGGCACTGGTGACGACCTCACAGGATCCCTGGCAGGGAGAGACGGCGGTGGAAGGAAGCTTGGATGTGGATGCACTGATCACAGGATTTAAGGATCTGTTGCTTTCCCTGGAACAGGATAGGAAGCTAGCCGGAAAATTCGCAGGAATCTTACATATTACCAATGATTCCATTGCAGATGTGGTGCAGAGTGATCGTACGGAGCTGTTATACGGACAGGAGTATTTTTATGAGGAACTGCTGGGGTTGAAATTCAAGATCTCCACATTCTCCTTTTTCCAGACCAACTCTTACAGTGCGGAGGTACTGTACCAGACGGCAAGAGATTATGTGGGCGACCTGGGCGGCAGTGACAAGACTGTGTTCGACCTCTACAGCGGCACCGGTACCATTGCACAGCTCATGGCACCGGCGGCCGGAAAGGTTATCGGCGTGGAAATCGTGGAGGAAGCCGTGGAGGCAGCAAAGAAAAATGCCGCTGCCAACGGACTGGATAACTGCGAATTCATCGCCGGAGATGTACTGAAGGTTCTGGACGAAGTGGAAGAGAAGCCGGATATGATCATCCTGGATCCCCCCAGAGACGGCATCCACCCCAAGGCACTGCCGAAGATCATTGCCACTATTAGGTGTAAAACTATCATTTACATTTCATGCAAACCGACCAGTCTGGTAAGAGACTTGGAAGTTTTCCTGGCTGGCGGCTATGTGGTAGAGAAAGCCTGCGCTGTGGACCAGTTCCCCTGGACCGCAAATGTAGAAACTATCTGCAGGCTGGTATTAAAGGATGATCAGCAGAAAGACCAGTAAATGGTGACATCTGTATTGAGGACTACAACTTTATCAATCAGGGTATGGATGATGCGGTGAACTTCGTCCATATCCCCATTATTGAGGACGGACTGGAGACTCTGAATAGATTTCCAGGCCGTTTCTCTGATTTCGGCCGGCGTTACCTCATTGATCGTGGCAAGATTGCCTTCCAGGAAGTTCTTCTCCTGGTTCAGATCGCCGAGCCGGGCACTGATATTGTCCAGATCGATCAGGCCGGTCTGATACAGTTTCACTAACCGGTCAAGCTGACGGTTCACCTCAGCAAGTCTCTCTTCATAGATTTCTTTATCCTCTGATTTTGAGGAATCATCCGGTTGATCACAAAGCATATCAAATCCGGGGCGATCCAAGGATAATTTCAAAATTTCATCAATAACCATTTCGTCCAACTGGTGCACCGTAAAAGGATGCAGGCGGTTGGTACAGTGATCAGACTTGATCATGGCAGGGGAGGTCTTTGCAACGGAGTGGCAGATGTACTTTTTCTTATTCTGTGATACTCTTCTGGCGTACATACGGGCACCGCAGTCGCCGCAGAACAGGAGACCGGTCAGAAGGTTATCAGCATAGACACCACAGGAAATCTGATAGGCATAAGTACGCTTTTGCTGCTCTTTGTTGTGCTTTAACATAGCAGCAACCATATACCAGTCAGTTTCAGAGACAAGCGGCTCATGAATTCCGGGGTAAAGTTCGTTACCAACCTTTACTTTACCCATATAAATGGGATTGCTTAAAATGCGTCGTATTGCCGTATTGCGTGACCAGTCATACAAACTGCAACCGTAGGTAGATGCCATATGTGCAGCAATGGAACTGAAACTGGAACCGCCGAGGGACAGACGGTATACTTCCTGCACCAGTTTGGAAGTATAAGGATCCACGACAAGATCGTTCGACAGCAGCGTACCATCGGAAGCATACTGGAACTTATATCCAAGAGGACACCGGGATCCGTGGAAATGTCCCTCTCGGATCCGGGCTTGCCGTCCCATCATGGTTCGGATTTTAATGTTCTCTCGCTCCATCTGCGCGAATGCGGCCAGGATACCTACGATGCAACGACCAAAAGGGGTGGAAGTATCGAAGGACTCCATGAGAGAGATAAAGTTACAATCGTTCGCAAGGAATACGTCCTCCAACAGGATCAGAGTGTCCTTCTGAGAGCGGGAGAGCCGGTCCAGCTTCCACACAATCACCTTTTTGCATCGACCATGCTCCACATCGGACATCACTTTCTTGATTGCGGGACGATCCAGGGAAGCTCCGGAAAAGCCGGGATCCACATGGACAGCATTGATTGTATAATTATAGGCAGCACAATAGCTCCGGAGACGTTCCTCCTGCTCTGCCACGGAGTAACCTTCCTCCGCCTGCTCAGAAGTGCTGACACGAATATACAGATCTACAACATTATTAAAGTCAATAGCAGCCATAATAACCTCGTTTCAACTCATACAATCATTTGATCTTATTGCATATATCCTGAAGAAGCTTAATTATTTCACCAAAACCAAGAAACATGATTCCGCTTACAAGGCTGAATGCTTCTGGAATGATAAAATTCGTAAATGAAAACTCAGGACTCCCATGTACCTCATAAAAGGACATTGAAAAACTACTGATTGTTCCCAGTATTATTACAAGAATTCCGATTATCGTTAATGCCTTTCCGACAGAATTCTTCTTTGGAAAATTGTAGCTAGATGTTACGGTGTTCTGGGGCAAACTACTTTCAAAAGTAGCACCGCAGGTAAAGCACTTTCCGCATGCTTTTTCGTCATTATTTAGCATGCTCTTACATTTCGGACACTGATTCATAATAAAATCCCCTTTCTCAAAAGTGTTGTGTTATTTATACCAACTTCTGAGCAGACATGACATTGTCGGCCAGAAGGAGATAACGTAAGTATAAAAACGGCAGGAGTGCTACCAAATATTACCAAGATAGGTGATAAGCATGATTTGATACAATAAAAAGGCACCCTTCCCCGGCAGGGAGCGAGGGGGCGATCATACGACGAAGATATACATATCTATTGAGGATCCTGATGTATATGCCATATGCTATAAATTTAGTTACACAATGTACGTTAATATAAATTTCCAAGGGAGTACCAGAGTGATACTGTTAATCTTTTAATCATGACACCTGCCGGGATGGGTGTATTAACTGATGGTCTTCCGGTGTTTCTTGTTCCGGGATTCTTCAAGCGCATTCACCTGACGGATAGCATCCGCATGGACCTGGTAGGCATCTGGTTGCTGCATATTTGTTTGATTGTGTATATTTTCGAGAGCTACAAGCTCTTGAACACGTTCATATACTTTGATTTTTCCAGAATCGCTTAAACCTCGGTACATATCTATAATATTTTCCAAGTCACTATCATTTTCAAGAGATGTATACATCGGCGCATCAAAACCCATAAGCCAAAGATGGTTTACATTTAGAGCATTACCGAGCCTTTTGGCGTTTAATTCAGAAGGAACAATATCACCGTTCATGTAATGATTTATTGCATACTCACTGACACCAGATGTAGTAGAAAGGTCAGATAGATATATGCCTTGTCCTTCTATAATTTTCTTGAATCGCTTAGACACTTTTTTCTTGACTGCAGAAAAATCTATAGAATCATCCACGGAAACAGGGTTAGCTTCCAGAAGATCACTACGACGGCAATTAAAAATACTGCACATAATATCGACTTTATCCATTCTGGGTGATTTCGTTCCATTACACCAGTTAGATACTGTAGCAGCGCTAACATTCATCTTTTTAGCAAAACTGAGTTGAGTGTAGTTATAACGATCAAGGAAATGCCGCAAGTTTTTAGCAAATTGTTTATTTATTGCATTTTCGTATTCAGATGTAAACATATTCACACCTCCCTATATAGGCATTATAAAAGGTTGATTAACCAAAAGCAAGAATATAAGTAAAAAAAATTAACTTTTAGTATTGACATTAACTTAAAGTGAATATATAATGACATCAGAACGAAGGGCGGTGAAAAAATGGAAAAATTGAAGATAACACTGGCAGCAGCTAGAGTAAATGCAAGACTCACGCAAACTGATGTAGCAAAGAGAATGAAAGTATCAAAGCAGACCATAGTTAATTGGGAGAGAGGGAAGATAACACCTAAACAGGCGCAATTATTTATGCTGTCGGATATTTATAAAATCCCAATGGAGAATATTTCTTTGCCTTAAAGGTTAACTTTAAGTTTATTTTAGAGAATCAAACAGAAACATAACAATGATTAGAAAGGAGGCAGCAGGAATGGAGAAAATCGACAGATTATATGCTCTCTTAGAGCGCAGTGACGTGGATGAGGACACCAAGGCGGCAGTTCGATGGGCAATCTTTAAATTGGAAGGAAGGTAGAAAAAATGAAAGGCAAGGAACCAATAAAACCGCATATTACTCATGTGATGGCTGACGGCAGGGTATTGGATAGCATAGAAGGCTATGTGATTCCTTGCAGCGGACACACGGCAGTAGTCTACCGGATACTGGCAGATTGTGTGAACAGACAATTAAACAGTGAAAAGAAATAACCATAGGTATCCGTGCTCTGTACGTGGTGTATATACACCACACCTTCCCCTTTTACACAATTAGCGTGTGTGTCCAGTCCTCCCCTGGCTGGGCACCACGTAGAGGGCATGGACAAGCATAATAGATCACGTTCTGTGCGTGGTGCATCTTGCTGCATCACCATATGACGGCATATCATCCACTGCTATGATGGTATGTTGCCCTCTTTCTGGTGGTACCCGGGTAGATCAGCACCGGGGCCACGCAGAGAGCGTGATCGGAAAGGGCAAAGATGAACATAGACGAACGTTATTATGTAAGAGAAGTCATGAATAACAAGGACAGCGCAGAGTTCTGGCAGTCGGCAAATGAAAGCCTGGCGCAGCGTGTATACAAACAGGTCAAGCAGGAAACCCCTGCAGCTAAACTCTATATATTTAGCGGTGTGCAGGTAATCACGATCAACCAGGCGCAGAAGGAGATGTTACTCAGATTTCTTGAGATGGAAGAGGACATATGTAGCGCAAAAATCAATGAGATACAAGAGATAAAACGGCAGATAGAGGGGGAGAGTGCGGATGTATAAAGATATAACGATATCGATTCTCGGGGCATTACTTTTGGAGCCGGTATTTAAGACAACAGAAGTAGGAGAGCAGATCGCCATAATCATGGGTTTGGCGGCTATGCTTTTTATTTTTTGCCTTTTTTGTGAGGATCAGGTCGAAAAATGGCAGGAAAAGCGCCGAAGGGCACGGAATATGGAGCAGAGGATAGCGAAGCTGAGAGGAGGCATAACCGGTGAGAGAAGAGAGAGCACAGGAAATATTGCAGATGCTGGAGCAGACACCGACGCAACCGCTTAGGATACTGATCCCGCATGAGGCTGATGAGGTGATGTACTATGTCCTTCAAAAATACCGGTCTGCACACCGGGTAGAGCTGCACAACGGCATCCACTATATCACTGTCACAGATGAAGCAGTGGCTGTCATACTGGACCGCCTGCGGCGGGAGAGAGCCGACTTCCAACGGACATTGGAAAAGTACGATGAGGACATCCGTGGTGTGGAATATCTGATCGAGAACCCGCAGAAAAGACATTACTGGTCGCGGAGCAGTTACATAGTTCCTCCGGCGTATTCGGAACAATAAAAAAGCCGGCATTTGGCGATGCCGGCCAGCACACAGAGGTGCAAATCACTATAAATAATTATACCTCTGTGAATTAGTAAAGTCAAGAAAAAAGGGGCTTTCAATAGCCTTTGAGGACTTGATTGAAATATTAAAGATAGGATCAGACAGAGGTATGAGTTACATAAAAGAAACTGACAGATATACCAATGTGATAGAGGTAAGGGAGTATCACAACTGGAAGTATGGAGCACCGGGGATGGCAAGGCAGGATAAAAAGAAACCTACCCCAGAGCAGATGGAAAAGGTCAATCAGTATAACAAGGAGAGGATCTGCCGGAAGAAGATGCGGAGATGGTTCCGAAAGAAGGATCTCTTCATCACACTGACTTATGCGGTGGATGCCAGACCGCCGGATATGAAGACAGCAAAGGAACATTTCAAGACATTTATCAAAAAGGTACGAAAGTTTTATCACAAGGCGGGGTACGAGTTGCGCTGGATCAGAAACATAGAGGTCGGCACGAAGAATGCGTGGCACATTCACATTGTCATGAACAGGATCCCGGATGCGGACCTGATCATAGCGGAGGCATGGCCACACGGAGAGGCAGATATCCGGCTTTGCTACAAAAAGGGAGAGTTCCGGGAGTTGGCCCATTATATGGTCAAGACCCCGAAGACGGAATCGCGCATTCGGGAGTCCAATTATTCTACTTCCCGTAATCTGCCGCTTCCTCCTCCTGAAAAGGATGTCATAGAGAGATGGGAGACATGGGACAAGGTCAGGGTTCCAAAAGGCTTTTACGTGGACTGGGAATCCTATCATGAGGGAGAAAATCCTAAGACCGGACAACCTTATAGGGAATATACACTGTTCCGGATCAAGGAGAAAGAAGAAAAAGAAATAAGTCGCAGGAGGCAGCGCTGGAAGAAAACAAAGCGGAAGCGGCCACCGAACAAGGTAAGGAGGTGTTGACTTTGTTGAATATAGAAATGTTTGTGAGTACCACACTGCGAGGATCTGCGAAAGGGACCGGGAAGGTAATGTACACGCTCCGAATGAAAAAAGGAGAGGAACAGTACTACGAGAAACCTCCAGAGATCGGAAAAGCGGATGGGACAGCCAACCGGCTGATCTTGTGGAGTATCTGCAGGGCACTGGAACGTATGCCAAGTGAGCGCATGATTCTCATTTATATGGAGAATACCTACATTGCATCCGTAATCAACCAAGGCTGGTTAGAAATATGGGAGAGAAATGACTGGAAGAACAGCAGGGGAATGAGATTAAAGATGTGGATCTTTGGAAAGCGATACTGGAGAAAGCCAGAAAAGTAGGTCATAACATAGCTGCTGTGGCTGGAAGGCATGAGTATTCTGAAGCATTTGCCTACAATATGTCAAAAATAAACGCAGAATCTAACATTTTTGCAAAGGTAGAGTTCGAAGAGGTAACACCAGTACATGACAGGTGTTAGAGACCATTCCGGTGAAGCCACCGAGATGGTAAAAATATAACAAATCGACTGAACTACCGAGGAAAATTCGGCAGTTGTGCAGAGAAAGGAGATTAAATGAAGATGTCAAAGCAGGCGAGAGCACGGGAATTTAATGCCGCCTCCCGTCAGATCATCAAGGAGCGGGATTTGTATCAGTGTATTTTTTGCAGGATGCAGTATCACATGGAGGACGTCACCTGGTATGGACAGCAGTTGCAAAGCATTATGCATTATATTCCACGGTCACGGGGTGGACTCGGGATCCCGCAGAACGGTGCACTGGGATGTCAGAGTCACCATGAGATGTTGGATAACGGCAACAAGGGGCGGCGGGCAGAAATGCTACAGCTCTTTAAACGCTACTTGCAGGATCATTATCCGGACTGGAGCGAGGATGCCATGACATATAACAAGTGGAAATACACAGCCACGGAGCGGTGAGTGGAGCAAAGAGGCAGCAGGCATCAAAAAAGGAGAAAAATCAGAAAGGAGTGAGAGGTTTGCTGGCCAGCATGAAAGACGTCTTTACTCCAAGAAGAAAATGGAATCCGTACAGGAAAGAATGGAACGGTTGGGAACGAAGCAGAAGATTGAGACCTTCATGCAGAAGGAGAAACAGCCGTATGAATTTAAGAGAAGATATGCGCAGATCCGTGCGGATGAGTTTCGGCGGGAATGCGATAAACGAGGGTTGAACTGTCATGTGTCGGTAGGAGGATTAGATAGCATCATCCTTTACATATTCCTCAAAAAAATATGCAACATTGATGTCCCAGGAGTATCTGCATCCTATCTGGAAGATAAGAGTATTCAAAGGGTACATCGGGCAATCGGAATCATAAATGTGCCACCGCTGAAACGAGAGGACGGAACCTACTGGAGTAAGCCAAAGGTGATCCAGGAGTTCGGATTCCCGGTAATATCCAAAGAGGTGGCAGCAAAGATAGAACTGTTACAAAATCCGTCTGAGAAAAATAAGACGGTGCGACATGCCATTATTACTGGCGAGACCGGGGAGTATGGTGGATGGCAGAAAGATTCCCGAATGAAGCTTAATCATCGGTGGTTGAAACTGTTCGGTGGGTATGAGAATGAAAACGAAGGCTGTGACTTTCAGAAGCCGGATTTCTTGGTATCTTCCAAGTGCTGTTATTACCTCAAAGAAAAGAACTGCGATGACTGGGGAAAAGAGCATAACAGTGTTCCGTATTTAGGTCTGATGGCATCTGAGGGTGGCAGACGTGCCAAGAGCCTGCGGATGAACGGTTGCAACTACTTCGGGGCATCTACAATCAGATCAGCACCGTTTGCCATCTTCCACCGACAGGATATTCTGACACTGGCACTGGAGATGGACGAGCAGTGGCGGAATGGATGGAAAGAAGAATTCCATGAGCAGTTATTACGTGAGGGCAGGATTACAGAGAACTTTGTGATGCCGGATTCCTTGATTCCGGAGATCTACGGAACCATAGAGAAGAAACCGGACGGAACTCTGTATACTACAAAAGCGCAGCGTACCGGATGCTCGATGTGCGGATTCGGAATCCACATGGAAAAAAGACCACACCGGTTTGATCTGCTCTATGAGAGTAATCCGAAGGAATGGGACTATCTGATGTTCCACATGTGCAAAGATGCGGATGGAAATGATTACGGTTGGGCAAAGGTACTGGAGTACATCGGTGTTGGATGGGATCCGACAACAATCGGCGGGAATTGCAAGGGGCAGATAAGTTTACCGTTGGATCAGATGAAGTGAGGGATATATGACAGACAAGGAAAAGTTAGAACGATATGAAAAAATGAATACTGGAATTAGGCCCAAACATCACAAAGGAAATCATATTAAAGATTGGTGGACATGTGGGCAATGCGGAGCAACGGTGTCCTGCGGTGTAATATCTAATTATTGTATTAGTTGTGGGTATAGGATTAAATGGGATAGTCCCAAATGCTTGACTGGGACAGATGAAGAATAGAAGAAAGGAGCCGAACCTCCGGCCGGGGTAATGCTATAGCAGGTTCCTTTGAGAAAATGACCTACAGAGAGTTTTTAGAATCGAAAATAGAGCTGGCGCAGGACAGTGGATTTGTTGTGGATCCTGCGAAAATCAATAAAGCATTAAAACCGCATCAGCGTGACGCTGTGATCTGGGCATTGAAGGGTGGCAGAAGGGCATTATTTGAATCTTTCGGCTTGGGAAAGACCATACAGGAGATTGAATTCTGCCATCAGGCAGCGGAACACTGCGGAGGAAGAGCACTGATTGTACTGCCACTGGGAGTAAAGCAGGAGTTTACTCGGGATGCCGTGGAGATCCTTGGCTATGAGAAGCCGGAGTACTGCCGGACGATGGAAGAAGTGGAGCACAGAACCAGTCAGATCGTGCTGACCAATTATGAGCGTGTCCGGGATGGAGACATCCGGCCGGAATACTTCGCGGCCACATCCTTGGATGAAGCCAGCGTTTTACGGAGTTTTGGCAGCAAGACCTATCAGACGTTTTTGGATAAATTCAAGAACGTACCGTATAAGCTGGTAGCCACGGCCACCCCGTCACCGAACAAATACAAGGAGCTGATCCATTACGCTGGGTACCTGGAGGTAATGGATACTGGGCAGGCCCTTACAAGATTCTTCCAACGTGACAGCACCAAGGCGAATAACCTGACACTTTACCCGAACATGGAAGATGAGTTCTGGATGTGGGTAAGCAGCTGGGCATTGTTTATTACAAAACCTTCTGATCTCAATCCGGAGTATTCCGATGAAGGCTACGATCTGCCGGAACTGGATGTGCGGTGGCATGAACTGCCGGTACATTACGGGGATACGGCGGACAGGGATGGCCAGATGCAGTTATTCCAGGAGGCGGCGGAAGGATTGAAAGAAGCAGCTGCCGTAAAGCGTGATAGCATCGGGACGAGGGTAGCAAAGATGCAGGAAATTGTAAACGGATCACCGGAGGATCATTTTCTCTTGTGGCATGATCTCGAAAGTGAAAGAGCGGCGATTCTCAAAGAGATTCCCGGTGTTGTGGATATCTACGGCGCTATGGATTACGACCTGCGGGAGCAGAGGGTCATTGATTTCTCAAATGGAAAAAGCCGGCTGTTTGCCACAAAGAAATCCTTATCTGGATCCGGATGTAACTTTCAGAGATACTGTCATCGTGAGATTTTTCTTGGAATTGATTATGAGTTCAATGACTTCATTCAGGCCATTCACCGGTGTTACAGATTCTTGCAGACGGAACCGGTAGTAATCGACATTATTTACATGGAGAATGAGCGGCAAATCAGGGAAGCACTGGAAGAAAAATGGAAGAATCATAATCACATGGTTGCAAAGATGATAGAGATCGTAAAAAAGTATGGTCTGAACTCTGCAAACAAGGCAGAGCGGCTGGAAAGGAAGATGGGTGTGGAAGGAAGCAGAGAAGAAAGAACGGTAAGGGGAAAACATTATGAAGCGGTATATGGCGACTGCGTAGAAGAGACCAGAGCAATGGAAGGTAACAGCGTTGATCTGATACATACCTCTATTCCATTCGGTAATCATTATGAGTACAGTGCCAATTATAACGACTTCGGACACAATCAGGATACTGGCAGGTTTTTTGAACAGATGGACTTTTTGACACCGGAACTGCTCCGGGTGCTCCGACCCGGCAGGGTGGCAGCTATCCACGTAAAGGACCGCGTACTGTTTGGAAATGCGACTGGTACCGGAATGCCTACTATCGAACCTTTTCATGCACAGTGCATCAGCCATTACATGAAGCATGGTTTCCAGTATTTCGGAATGATTACTGTTGTGACGGATGTGGTCCGTGAGAATAACCAGACATACCGCCTTGGATGGACAGAACAGTGCAAGGACGGATCCAAGATGGGAGTAGGCTGTCCGGAATATATCCTGCTTTTCAGGAAACTGCCGACAGACAGATCTACGGCATATGCGGATGATCCAGTCAAAAAATCGAAAGAGGATTACACCCGCGCCCAGTGGCAGATCGACGCACACGGATATTGGAGATCATCCGGAGATAGACTGGTCAGCAAGGAAGAATTGGAGAGTATATCCGTGGACAACCTTCAGGCCGTGTACAGGGAATACAGCCGGGAACATATTTACAACTACGAGGAACACGTAGAGCTGGCAAAGAAGCTGGATGAAAATGGAAAACTACCGGCTACCTTTATGGTGGTTGCGCCGGGAAGTTGGAACCAGATGGAAGTATGGGATGACATCAACCGAATGCGTACCCTTAACACAGCACAGAGCCGCAGGCGGGCACAGATGCACGTATGTCCATTGCAACTGGATATCGTGGAGCGGATCATCAACAGATACAGTAATGAGGGCGATACGGTCTATGATCCGTTTGGTGGCCTGATGACAGTACCCATGACAGCGGTGAAGATGCACCGGTACGGTAAAGGTTGTGAGCTGAATCCAGATTACTTCCGGGATGGTGTTGGTTATCTGCAGGCAGCGGAGAATGAAGTGGACGAGCCTACATTGTTTGATTTTATGCCGGAGGTGATGGCATGATTAACGGAGAACTGATCGTTGACAACTTTGCTGGTGGTGGAGGTGCATCCACCGGAATAGAGATGGCAACCGGATACAGTGTGGATATTGCAATTAACCATGATCCGGAAGCTATCCGGATGCACAAGGCTAATCACCCAAACACAAAGCATTATTGTGAGGACGTATGGCAGGTGGATCCAGTGAAAGCATGCAATGGGCATCCGGTAGGTCTTGCCTGGTTCTCACCGGACTGCAAACACTTCAGCAAAGCCAAAGGCGGCAAACCCAAAGACAAATTTATCCGCGGTCTTGCATGGGTGGCTTGTAGATGGGCGGGACTGGTACGACCAAGGGTGATCATGTTGGAAAACGTGGAAGAGTTTAAGACCTGGGGACCGCTTAATAGAGGGCATCATCCTATTAAGAGCAAGCAAGGCAATACATTTGAACGGTTTGTCCAGCAGCTTACAGATTTAGGGTATGAGGTGCAATTCAAGGAGCTGATCGCCGCTGACTACGGTGCACCCACTATGCGCAAGAGATTTTTCATGATCGCGAGGTGTGACGGTAATCCGATTGTATGGCCAGAGCCGACACATGGACCTGCGGATAGTGAATCTGTAAAGTCAGGACTGCTTAAACCGTATGTGGGAGCATACACACAGTTGGACTTTTCCCTGCCGTGCCCGTCCATATTTGATACAGCGGAGGAAATCAAAGAGAAATATGGAATCCGGGCGGTACGTCCGTTGGCACCGAAAACGATGGAGCGGATCGCACGTGGAATCAAGAAATTTGTTGTAGATAATGCAGATCCGTTCCTCATCGAAATAGGGTATGGAGAATCAAAAGGGCAAAAGAATCCGAGAGCATACAGCATTGAGAAGCCTTTGCATACCATTGTAGCAAAAGATAAGAACTTCTTGGTTGCTCCGATACTCACTCAATACCATTCTTACGAGAAAGACGGATTGAGAGGTCAAGGCATAGAAAAGCCTATTATGACAGTAGATGGATCTAATCGGTACGGATTGGTTACTTCGTTCATTCAGAAATACTACGGTGGAAATTATAAAGGAAACGGATCGTATATTAAAGAACCTCTGCATACGATAACCACGCTTGAACGTAACGCTATGTGTGCCGTTAATCTGATCCAGATGAATAATCACTGTGATGGAAGAGATGTAAAAGAGCCTATTCCGACAATAACAGCCGGAGACGGACATTTCGGAGAGGTGAGAGCTTTTTTGATTAAATATTACGGACAAGGTACCGGACAGGATATTAAGGAACCGCTGGACACGGTTACAGCGCAGGATCGATTCGGACTGGTAACCATCAACGGTACTGATTATCAGATTATAGACATCGGACTACGGATGTTGGAACCCAGGGAACTGTACGGATGCCAGGGATTTCCGGACGATTATATAATTGACCATGATTACACCGGAAAGACCTACCCGCGCAGCGAACAGGTCCGCCGATGTGGCAATGCGGTATGCCCACCGATTCCCGCGGCACTGGTTAGAGCCAATCTGCCGGAGTTGTGTGTGGCAGAGCGTACCCCTAATATGCAGATCAAGACAGAGCAGACCGGGCAGCTCCGGTTTGCGTAGGAGTCAAGAAAAATATGGGAAAGAGACATTTAACACCGGCAGAGATCAAAGAGCAGTGCAAGCGGATCGCCAGGGAAAGCCGTATGGCTGACCGGACACCCTGGACAGCAATGGGAATCATCTGCAGCTATGTGATCATGCGCCGGGAGGGATTCAAGGGGCAGAGAATCAGCAGGTTGGCAAATAAGGTGAATGAAATGGAAGCGGACTGGTCCGCGGGCAAGATCGACCTGAAGGAGATTAGCCAGCGCCTAATGGATAAGGCTGGATGGTCCATTGAGTATAAAGCCTATACCGAGGATGACATCACTGCCAGGAAGGGATCCTATCAGTACTGGTTGGATAAGCAACAGATAGGACCGCAGAATACCATCAATGAACAGGCTACAAGGTATATGCTGTTTTTCTTTACAGCACTGATGGATGAGTACGGATTTGGCAAGGATAGGCTCACTAGGGTTGAAGAATACATGAATGAGTTGTTGCCGTCCTATCAGGAGGATAAGACTATTGTCGGGAAATGGTCACATGCGCTACTTACAGAAGCCGGGATAATCATGGAGCAGCCAGTGGACCCGTTGACGCAGACTGCTGGTAGCGTTATGACAGGGTGACAAATAAATAGGCCTTTTGGATAAAGTGAATCACGATAGGCACTGTTGACATAGCCACGGGGCGGCCGCTGAGGCCAAGAGGCAGCAGCCGTCCGGAAAGGATAAGATAATGCGGGAATATAAAGAATGGGATGAAAATGTTCTGTTGGGATCGGCGCCTACAATCCAGAATGTACATAAAGGAGACATCATAAAAGCAATGGAAAATGACGGAGATGTCGGAAGAGGAACAGTTCCCAGGGAATATGAAGTGGTGGAGGTATATAAGAGAACTGTTTTGACCAGAGACCGGAAGACTGGCTTTCGAAGGTGTTTTTCTTACGGAGATCTGCTAACAATGAAAATAGAGCGGCAGGATCCGAAAGTTGAATCTATAAAAGAAAAACGCACACAGGAGGGCTACAACCAGAGCACAGAAGCATAGGAGGAAAAAGCGCATTGAAAAGCATTGAAAAAAAGATTCTTCCGAAGTACTTCCGAGCAGTCCGAAAAGAAGAAAAAAACTTCGAATTGAGAAAAGACGAAGACAACGTACAGCCGGGAGATGTACTGATTCTGATGGAATGGGAAAACGGGGAATATACCGGCCGGACAGAGGTACGTCGGATCCGGTATGTGCTTCGGAATGTGCCGGAATATGGGCTGATGCCGGGATATTGCATTATAGGATGGTAACAAAATTACTGACAATTAAGAAAGAGAGGAAATAACATGAGAAAACAGGAAATCAGTGAAATAAAAAAGCTTTTCACACCGGGAAACTGCTCCATCACACGGATCTGCGGATGCTATGTTGAGTGTGGTGAGAATAAAAAGACAGAATGGAACCAAGCGTTTCTGGCATTACCGGAGGATGAACTGTACAAATATTTTGAGATTCTGCGTAAAAGTCTGTCCGGCACTTTAGGAAAGAATCTGCTGAATCTGGAATTTTCGGAAAAGAGTAGAAATGAAGGCGGGCAGCAGGAGTTCTTTCTACACTTGAGGGACAGCAAATTAAGAGATGATGTCCTACTGGAGCAGTTCTATGATCGCATCATCAAATCCTATGAGTATGTGGGAAACTACCTGATTCTGCTGATTCATGATGCCTATGATATACCGGGGCGTACCCGGGACGGTATCGAGATGGAGGATGCTTCCGACGAAGTCTATGACTATATCCTTGCCTGCATTTGTCCTGTAGATCTGTCGCAAACAGGATTAAGCTATAACGCAAAGGAAAATACCTTCCAGAATCGTCTCCGTGACTGGGTGGTAGGGATGCCGGATACTGCGTTCCTGTTCCCAGCGTTCAACGATCGCAGTGCGGACATTCACAGCACTCTGTATTATTCCAAAGATGCCAAAGAACTGAAGGAAGAATTTATTAATAAGATGCTTGGATGCAAGTTGCCTCTGTCTGCGGAATGCCAAAAAGAAGCCTTTCAGGCATTAGTGGAGGAAGTGCTGGGTGATGACTGCTCAGTGGAAAGCGTTAAAAACATTCACGAGAAGTTGACTAAGACCGTACAGAAACAGGAGGACAATGAGGAACCGATGGCGCTGGGCGGCGAGGAAGTAAAGACTGTTTTCGCCAGTAGTGGTGTGTCCAATGACAAAATGGAGATATTTGACCAGTGCTTTGATGAAATCATCGGGAGAGATACAAAACTGCTCCTGAATAATATTTACAGTGGTCGCAATTTTGAGGTGAAAACACAGGATACGGTTATCAGAGTCAATGCCGGACGAACAGATCTCATAAAGGTAAGGGAGATCGACGGAAGGCAGCAGTTAGTCATTGATTTGCAGGGGCCTGCGGAGGTAAACGGCGTTGAAGTAAGACCTATGCAGTAGGAGGAGACCAGAGAAGTGAAGACGGACATTGAGATGCTTCATGAATACATAGAAGAAACAGATAAGGGATTCTATGAATCGCTTCCTGATCCGGAAAAAATTCTCTATCAGTGCGTTGTAAGAGATAGCTTGCAATTCGCATGGTATGTATTTAGAAAACGATGTGAAGAATTGGGAACGTTGTTAAAACAAGAAATAAAAAAATTTAGAAAAGGAAAACGGATCAAAAAAGCAACATTGTTGATGCTTCTTATTGCAATGTTTATATTAGGCTATTTATTGGGAACTGGAATCATATGGAATAGCCTATGCACAGCAATAAGTTTTTGGATTGAATGCGTATTTGCAGCAATTATAGATGGACTAACTTAGGATTTAGCGGAGAAATGACATGAGCTGTATTGGGTGTATCTGTGAGCACTGTGCTAATAGCGCAGAATGTTTTGACCATTGCCAGGGAGAGATGGATGAACCGTGCTTTAACTGTGATGATTGCATCCACTGGGATGGCAAGACAGGACGGGAGATGTGGAGGGACGAGTGCCCTAAGTACAAGATAACCGAGTACTGGGCAGATCGTCTCCGACGCAAAATGAAGATAGTTTAGGATTTACCGGAGGAAATATGAAATGGGAATGACAAGAAATCAACTTGCCTTAGTGCGATATGTGGCTGAAAACAATATACAAAAAGCAAAAGATGCAGCTCTTTGCTGTTGCGCTGAGGATACAACTCAGAAAAATCATTATGCAGTCACAAAATATCAAAGTTTGTTACGATCTGGTGGAATGAATCTTATGGAGCTACCAGCAAATGTTTCCAGTTTTGCAACGATGGAAGATCTGACAAATACATACTTAGAAAGCAGATATTATCTGACCAATGAAGAAAAGGAATTATTCGAACTGATCAAGAACATGAATGATGTGAGTTTACAGCTTATGGAGAAACAGATCCCGTATCTGAATGCAACATTGCTCTATGGCGAGAGCGGAGTCGGGAAGACGGCTTTTTCCAGGTATGTAGCATATAAACTTGAAATGCCGTATTTATATGTGAATTTTTCAAGAATGCTTGATAGTTATCTTGGTGGAACTGCAAAAAATCTTACGAATCTGTTTAATTTCATCAATCAGCATCAATGCGTTGTAATGTTGGATGAAATCGACAGCTTGGCAGTAAAGAGGGAATATGGTGGAGGAGGAGCGAGCGCAGAGGTTTCCAGAAGTACAACATGCTTGTTACAGCTGTTAGATGCAGTTACTAACGACCATGTAATCATTGCCGCAACAAACCTCATAGATGATGTTGATACTGCAGTGAAGCGTAGATTTACAGAAAAGCATGAATTGCATCGTCTTTCATCAGAAGATAATGAACGGTTTATCAGACAGTACCTTGATGATGCAGGCTTTTCTTATGATTTGGATTCTATTAGAAAGTATGCTACAGAAAATCATTCACAGGCTGAAATTATGACACATGTAACAAGAAGTATTGCCAGTACGCTTATCAACAAGGATGAACTGGTAATGCTGTAAACTGAAAGAGAGATAGTATATGAAAGAATTTCCGATTATGACGAAAAGGGGAAAAGAATACATTCCCTATGATATTATCAAACCGCATGAAGAGGCGGCATTAAAAAATCACTGTGGTCAGACATTAGACAGATTGGCAGCCAGAGGAGGTCTGTCTTGGGCGGAAGCCTATGCCGTGCTGACGGATAGTAAGATTCCTTACGGAGACCAGTATATTTCGGATGAATTTTACGAGAAAAAAGTAAAAGAGATAGTATCGAATGCGTAGGTAAACTGAAATATTAAGATTTATGGAGGCATTTGTATGAGAAAAATACATGAATGTGCAGAAGATATAAAAAATATTTT